CAGCAGCCGCTTGATCATGTGCATGCCGCGCTCGACGCCCTCAAGCTCGCGCTCAGCCGGACCTTTGATGAGCTTCTTGTGCAGCTCTTTATCCCATAGGTCGCCACCGGTGTCATAGCGCATGGGGTCAATGACACCGAAGAACAGCTTCTCACGGCGCTCGATTTCACGGGCATACTCAGCCTCGACACGTGGGATGTCGACCTTGAGCACCGGGTCGCAGAACATGCGAATCGTCATGTGGATGAGGTCGAGCTCATCCACGGGATACTTCGCGTGCATGGCCTGGAAGATGCGGAATGTCTCGTCCACGTCCTGTGCGCAATAGACCGCGGCCTCGTCATACAGGGCCTTGGGCCAGTCGATCACGCCCTTGGTCTTATCCAATACGCCGTCGATCTTGCCCTCGCCATCGTAGAACTTTGCCACATCGTCCAGACTGCCACCCACTTCGTTACTGTGCAAGCCACGGGCCATCGACAACGTGTCGTAGTACCGGGCAGGCACAATGCCATAGTGATGGCTCATGATGAAGCCGTCGAACGCTGTGTTGTGGCATAACAAGCTATGTGTCGTCCAGTTGATTGCTTTGAGCGCGCGTTCAATCTGCTTCGGACCATAGACTTTAGTCTTGCCCTTGCCGATCTTGACGCCCACCATCTGTGCCTTAAACCGGTCGTCACGAACGTACTCAGATGTCGACATTTTCTTCAGCGTGTAAGCCACGTCAAAGTACGTCTCAAAGTCCACTGTGACCACACGGGCCCAGTCGATCTTCTCAGTACTGAACGCCGGGCGGCAAAACTCTTGCTGCACCGGCGCAGTTTTTTTCAGCATTGACTTCCAACTCATCATGCACCCAAAGTTAGACGGGACAGAGCCTTCAGCACGTACTTCGTCTCGATCCGTCGGTTGAGAATCTCGGCGTTATCCAACGCCTCAGTAATGGCTCGAGCTTGAAGCCCATCCCAAGAATTTGCTTTCGCCATCTGCTCGCAAGCAGACAAGCCGCCTCGCGCGATCCGCAGCTCGACGTCGTCCTTCTTGACCTTTGGATCGAGCTCGGCGGCATAGCAGATTAGGTTCAGGGTCATGGCAATGCCCACCATCAGCTCTTCGCACTCCTCACCTTGCTCCTGCGTGTAGATGCGCAGTTTCTGGCTGAGGATTGCTGACCGGAGGTTGTTGGCGGCCACGGCATAGCTAACCGGGTTACCCTTAACGCGCCTGGGTTTCATAGACCTTCCTTGTCGTCTTTCGCAAAGGTGGGGTAGGGCGCCCAGTGGGTCCATTCAGACCCAGGCGACCACTGACCGCGTACAGGGATGCCCCGCTTGCGGTTGATGAGCTGCAGCGTGCTGCCCCTGGGCACAGGGCCAGCGCCCACTGGAATCCAGTGATAGCCAGTATCAACAACAGCTGCTTTGTCAGAGGTTTTTTTGATGGTCACTCAACACTCCCTTAATGGCCTCGTCGCAAACTCTGCCGCTGCGTAAGACTGCATGGCCTTAAATGCCCAACGCAGCAGAGTTTGCGCCGGTGGTGTATTCCGGTTGACAGAACCTACGTTAAGAGGTGCCCACTTGCTTCCGGCTACACATGTCTTGCATACAGCTTTGTCTGGTAGACCCCACGAGTCTGCGTTGGCGCACCCAGAGCAGTTTGGCGGTGCTGGTGTTTGTGCTGGGGTGCTTTGGACGGAGGAGCAAACCACAGTCTCTGCAAGTGCTGCCTTCAGCGCATCGAACTTTTTATCCCATTCCGGCCAGCCTTGCTTACCAGCCTCGTAGTCCTCTGAGTAGTTGATGATGTCTTGTGCTGCACGTCGCAATGATTCACTCATCTATTCACTCCAAACTGTTTCTGCACTGTGGTTTCGACCTTGCGGAAATTGATCATTTGTCAAGTGTCTATACCGTCGTACCAGCCGAATAGGTTCAGCATTTCTGTCTCCGTCATCCTTGGCGGCGGTGTTTGTGCTGGTGGCGCGGTGTAGAGCGGGATCAACTTTTGGCCGGGAGCGTTGCGCTCTGCCCACCCTTTTGTCGCAGACAGTTGCCCATTTTCATTCAACCAAAAGGAAGGCTCCTCACCCAGCTTCAGCGCAGCCTCAAGGGCTGCAACCAATTCTTGGCGCTTTTGTTCTGTGTATTGTTTGGATGACCACTGCTTTCCGTTTGCGTACTCATCGGCAATCGACATCAGCTCATCAATTTTGGTCATGATTGTTCCTTTTGCATGGCTGCTCAATCCTGTTTCAGGCAGGGAGTCTGCGGACGGCCCGAACCCGCAACTCGTTGCTGTGGAAGTCGTAGAGCTGGTCGCCGCCGTAGAAGTGCTGCATCCAGGCGGAGCTGGCGGAGTACTGCTCGCCAGACCAGTACCACGCGCTCTGGAATTCGCGCTTCAGGTTGGCAAACAGCAGAGCTTGCTCTTGCCGGGTGGGCACGTGGCCGCCGTGGGCTGTAGCCCATTTGTTGGCGGCTTGCCAGAGCATGTCGTCTTCGTCACCGGGCAGCAGCACCAGGTGGTGGCTGGGCTGGCCGGTGGTGGCATCGAGCACCAAGCCTGCGTACAGCTCGCCGGGCTGCAGGGTGACTTCTGCGTTAGGCACTGTGAACACGGTGGGCTCTGCTGTGGGGGTGGCTTGTTGGGCTTGCAGCGCAGCAATCATGTTGGCCAGCTTGTCTTGCGTGGCCTTGATGTCTTCGAGGGTGATAGTGGTCATCGTTCTGCCTGAAAAGGATTGAAGGACTGAAGGGTCAGAGCTGAATCAAGCAGACGGCTTTGAGGGGCCCCGGATAGTCCGCTGCTGGCTGTCTCATAGTGGCGACTCTACGGCCAAGGTTGTCAGTCCGGGCCATAGCCAGCGCCAGCGCCATCGCCTGAGCCATCGCCTGAGCCATCGCCTGAGCCATCGCCTGAGCCATCGCCTGAGCCATCGCCTGAGCCACCGCCACAGCCATTGCCTGAGCCATCGCCATCGCCATAACCATAGCCATCTCCGTCACCAGAGCCCTCGCCATCGCCATAGCCGTAGCCATCGCCTGAGCCATCACCATCGCTGGAACCATAGTCATCAGTGAATTTTTTATTCATTGAAGCTCTCCTTTGCCTTATCACTGACGGGAATCAACTCACAAACACCCGTCAGATAAATGGTTGGGCTCTTGCTATCCAGCTTGGATCGGCTTTTGATGAGTCCGTGTTGCGCAACACCAGACAAGGCTATCCCGTCTTTCGCTGTCCAAGACCACAGCCGAACGGAGTCTTTCAAGATGACGTTTTCGCCATCAACGGATTCGACCGTTCCGGCATGAACACCCGCAGAATAGCAGCGCGCAATGACGTATTTGCCGACCATTGTGTGTGTGGGTTTAGGCGTGGCGGTAGGGCTAAACAGCGCCGCGATTTGTTTCAATTCGCTATAAGTCAGGTTGTCAATGTTCATTTCAGTTCCTTGGTTAAAGAGGGATACCTGGGTTTGAGTGCGATAGCGACACCTCCGCAGACCACAAGGCCGCATGTTTTTCGATGAACTGGAGCGCTGCCTCGTACTCTTCGCGGTGGATGTTTGTGTCGTGCTCTGCGATGCGCCAGACGGTACTCCGCCATAACTCAACGTTCGACGCGCCAAAACCGTTCATCTACGGCGAGGACGAAGTGGTTGCCTTGTCCGTCTCGCAGTACCATGCGCTTGTGCTTTGCTGCACGCCTGACATACGGATATTGCTTGCTGAGTGGACCGATCCCCAGGTACTTGTCCAACTGTTCGTCAGTAGCTTGACTGCCGCCCGGGATCGTGTCGATGTGATCGCCTTCGTATATGCGACCGGTGCGCAGGTCTGTGATTTTCATAGCGTCGAGAACAGATCAAGTAAGTTAGTCATGCGAGCATCCTTCACCAGCATCGCGCTGTAGGCTTTTTCGTCGATCGTGTCTTCTGCTACGACGACGATGTTTTCGGTCTTCAACTTCTGGCCCATCCGATACTGTCGGCGAGAGCCCTGCTTGAAAATTTCCAGGTCGTATGTTGGTGACGCCCAGATCGTTGCTGTGCCTTTGGTCAACGTGAGGCCGTGGGCAGCAGACTTCGGGTGTGCGAACAGCACGTCGTACTGGCCCTGCTGGTACCGGTTCACAATGGCATTGCGCTCCTGCTCGGGCACTGTGCCGTCAATGACTGCAAACGTCATACCGCGCTTTTCAGCGACCTTGGCCAGGAGGTCTTTCTGGTGGTTCCAGAAGAAAAACACCAGTGCGTGCTTGCGCGCCTCGGCCAGATCGAGGATCAGCTCATACCGCGCATCGTCGATGACGTGGTATTTGCCCGGCGACTGGTACACAGCGCCGGAAGCAATCTGCATCATCTTTGTGGCCGCAGCTGCTGCGTTGATGGCGGTGACGTGAGTCAGCGGCTTGGGCTTGGTGCCCTTCAGCGTAGCGATCGTATATGCTTCGACTGAGCCATACACCTCAGTGATAGCGTTGTCGCGCATCTCCCAGTACGCCTTGGTCTGCTGCGGCGTCATTTGGTAAGACACTGTGTACTGGTGCTGCTCAGGAATGTCGACGCAGTCCTCGAACTTATGGCGCACGACGATATCGCTGAGCATGCCGAACACAGCCTCCTCGGAGCCTTCTTTGTCGACCCATTCCAGCGCGTTGGCATTGTTGCCGCGTTGGAAGGGCGTGCAGACGGCGCTGCGGAATGCAAAGAACGATGGGCCCAAACGTTTGCCATCATCCAGGATCTTGACCTGGTGCCACACATCAGTGATGGAGTTGCCGTTGGGTGTGCCCGTCATAGCGCGGCGGTACTTGAAGTACTTAGCAATCTTGGCAGCAGCTTTGCTACGGTCAGACGTACTGTGTTTGTAGGCTGTCGACTCATCGATGATGAGCTCATCGAAGTCCTTGAAGAAGCCCTTAGACTGCTTGGCCAGCCACTTCACTGCGTCGATGTTGGTGATGTAGACGTCGGCATCGGCAGCGAATGCCGTCTCGTGTTTACCAGCTGTCGAAACGGAAACCCGTAATGACGGGGCGAACTTTTTAATGTCATTCGCCCACACAGAGCGCAGCAAAGACTTGGGGGCCAGGACCAGAGCCTTTTTCGCTCGCTTTGTTTTCAAGCGTTTTTCAAACGCCCAAATCGCGACTGCCGTCTTTCCTGTACCCGGGTCGCTGCAGTCGTACACTGAGGGATGTGTCGCCGAGTGCACCAATGAGTGTTGTTGATGCTTGAAAGGTTTTAATGCTCGTGTCGCCATACTTGTGAAGTTGTTTAAAGAAATGGGAACGGTTGAGGTAACCCGTCACGATTACACCGTGCGGTGCGACAGCGATCTGGATGTAGCCGCAGCCACGGAGCTTGGCAACCGTGAACCAATGATCGATGAACTCACCCCAGATTGCTTCCAGGGCTCTGATGCGCCGACGACGAGCTTTGCTGTTGCCGCCGGGCTTGTAGTGTGATGTGGTCATGGCTGCGAAGCTCGCAATTGATGGTGGACTACTCGCTGCGTTCAGTGCGCTCGCCCGGAAACCCAGACGCTGACATCCGCTTTCATCCGTAAACAAGAGGATCGGCAGGGCTCGAACCTGCATTTCACTGGCGATTCCGACCATACGCTTACGCGTGTCGGCCCTTGCGTTCTAGTCCTTTGAACTACGCCCCTCAAGAGTGGGCGCCGGCAAAAGATGGCGACACTCACTCTTGAAGGTCCCGGCATGTGAGTTCCCTGGCCGGGGCAGGGTCTTGAGACCCGAGAGCTGGGCAGCGTTAGTGACAGCGTCCCGGCGGGAAGGGCTTAGGACTCACCCACTACCCCTCCCGAATCCCTCCTAGTCACCGCGGAGGAGTAAATCCGACCTGGCACTGGCCACCACGATCTTGGTGGTAGCCGCACCATTGGCACGAGAATTTGTTCGGGTTTGCCGGAAAGGTCTGCGCACTCAGAATATCGATCCCTTTCTTGTCGAAACCGCGCTTGAACTGCAGACCTTGTTTGCGCGTGTAGGTTTGGCTCGTCACGTTGTCTTTGGGCTGGTCCAGATACCAGAGCTCAGCGGTCACGTACTCTAGCTTGGGGTAGCGGAGGAACGTCACCAGCTGGTACAGCTGGAGCTGTTGCGCGTGCTTGACCTCATTACCCCATTTTTTGCCGGTCTTATAGTCGATCACGATGGCATGTGTCGGGTGAGGGAACACGCACACGTCAAGTTTTAAGCGGAGCCATGCGGTGGCCCAGTCGGCTGGTTCCCAGTCTTGATTCATGCCCCACTCACCTTCGAGGCTGACCAGCCCGTCGGCATGCAGGACGCGCAGGAGGTCGATCTGGGGGCCGAAGTGCTTCTCGGCATCAGGGTCCAAGACGTCGAGACGGCCATCGACGTACTGCTCACATGCATCGTGGATACGTGAGCCGCGATCGTTGGCGTGTTCAGTTTGTCCGGGTCTCAATTCGCGTACCGGTTCTGGTATGCGGTCTAGGTGCTTGAGTTTGTATGCGAGTTTGCACCGCTCGAAGTCACCGGCCTTACTGAATGACCAGCTAATTGGTTTTGTTGCCATGCCTGTTCCTTGCGTGAGCGGCGATTCTAACTTAGACCTTTGAGAACTCGCACTCCGCACTGATCTTCTCGGCGATCCAATACTTGTGCAGCTCCGCTGCCTTAGCGACATCGTCGATCGTAGTGTCTTTATGGAAAACGGTCGTAGACCGTATTTCCCAGAGCCGCTGGAATCTCTGCTTGTACTGGACGCGCCAGTAGCTGCTGTGGCTAGGGATTCCTTTCAGAGTGTCGACCATTTTGTTGTGTGTGACCTCATCCAGAAATTTTTCAGTTGCCTCTTTAAGCTGCCGCCGTCCTGTCGGCGTGAGCGTTTTCCGGCGAGGCACAGATTCTTCCGGGACGTGTATTTTTTCCAGGGGGTAACTAGCGTACGCCTTGTTGTCTGGGTCTTCGTCCGGCACTATTACGCCACAGATTTTGCTGGTCGTGACAAGCGTTGAGTTGCAGTACAGCGTGAACCGCGCTTCAAGTCCGCCTGCCCACGGTGTAAATTTTGTGGAGCACACCCCGAACCGCTCCCCGAACAGCCTGATCCACCGCTGCCCGCGCCAGTAGGGCACTGTGAATTCGACTGTGTTGTCAGGCCGCTGGCGGCAGGCTTCTTTCCCGCAGTATGTAGTGACGATGTCACTGTCGATAAGGATTTGTGCGCTATCGAAAGACATCTCGCGAAGAATTTTGTCGTCGAACCATTTGAGGTTTTTTTGGTAATCGGTGAGATACATTTAGAGCTCCAGTTTCACTGTTTCGCCAAAGGCGCCGGTCACGTTTGTCGTACAACACCACAGCACGGGGTAATCGGGTGCGTCTGCGGGCTGAGGGCCGTACAGGTCAGTCAGGTACACAAGCGCAGCCGGGGCATAGCCATCGGCTGCATTTTTGGCAAAGATCGGACGAAAGTCTGTGCCGCCGCCGCCGTGGGGCTCGATCGTCAGATCGTCGTTGGGCCCGAACTCATCGACGTGGTTGATGTCCGCGTCGCAGTAAATCACCCTGATCTTCTCAGGCCGAGCTGAGTTGGCGATGGCACGAATCTCGGCAGCGAATGCGTTGAGAGTCGGCCCGTCGATAGAGCCCGATGTGTCAATGACCACGTCGATGGGTCCCATGCGCTCTGAATACAGGCCGGGCATCATAAAGCCATGAGCCAGCATGCGGCGATTAGGTCGGGACCAGCTGTAATCGTCCTTGCTGATCTGGCTAATGAATCGCTGGAGGACTTCGCGCCACGGCACTTTCGGCGTCATGGCCTCGTCGACCAGACGCTTCAGAGCGCCAGGTAGCTTGCCTACTCTTTCTGCAGATGTAGCAGCTTGGGCCACAGCAATGCGCCATTCGACGCCCTGTTCGTTTGCCTCGCTCTGTGAAGCCGCCGACTGGCGAATGTCACACAGTGGATCAGGTCCGCCGCCCGAACCATCCTTCGATCCCCTGGGCAGGAGGTCATAGATGTGGTCGGTGGACATGTCCTTGTACTGTGGGTCTAACAGCCAGTTTGGGCCTGGCGCAAATCCTGCATCCAACAGAATTTGGTTGATCGCATAGTCACCGGCAATATTCCATCCGCGTGGATCACGTGCGCCGCGACGATTGGTGTGGTCGAGCACGCAATGCATGATTTCGTGAGCTAACACCGTTTTGCAAGTGTCGGGCGTGAGCCTGTCGAGAACGAACTCAGGGTTATAAAAGATGTGCTTACCGTCCACCGCCATGGTAGGAATGGTGGTGTCCTCCACCATCTTGAGGTAGAGGGCCAGCCGCCCGAAGAAGAAGTCCTTCAGCAGCATGCTGACGCGGGCCTTCATCATTTTGTCGTATGCCTGTTGGTTCACGCTCGATCTCCAGTCGTTGATAGATCGCGACCCACCATTTGGCGGAGCGCAGGTTCGGGCGGTTAAACCACCGCCCGCACATCAGAATGTCCACACTGTCTGCTCTTGAGCAGAGCAGTGCGTTGCGGTACTTGACTGCCACTGCGTTTCTCCTTCGGTGGTGCTAACAGTTCAGACGAAAGCACTTGAATAGCTTCATGCAGTTGCGCATGCAGAAACTTAGACAAGGTGCTGCCATTCGAGAAGCCCAGGACTCTGGGCGCTCAACAACTTGATGGTGTTGAGTAGATCAGCTTTGTGCATCTTTTTTCTTCTTGGGTATCAGCGCCTGTGCCGCTGCGCTGAAGGCGCGGTTGACTTCGAGCAGGCGGCCCAGCTCGGCACTAACTTGTTTGAGGACGCTGTAGGCCGTCTCTTCAGACAGGCCCTTGATGAGTCCCTCGATCATCCAGGGCTTATTCTGGATGGCCTTGCGAAGGACGAGGAATGCTTGGCGCTCTTCGTATAGCCATTGGCGTTTTGGTTTGTCATCCATTCAGTTTCTCCTTCTTGGTCATCTCGTCATTCACTCCGAACATGCCGCGCTGACCGAGTTGATCATCGTTACGAAGATGACAAACAGAGCGTGTCGGATAGCGCCCAAAGTTGAGCGGTCGTCGTCTTTCACCACGCGGCCCCGGAGAACGCTTGTGGCACGGCGTCGTAGGGTCCGTACTGTTGCCGCCAGATGTACTCAGCAGCATCTTTTGCCTCCCCAAGGGAGGTGTACCCACGGTGCAGCCGGAGCTCCAAAATGCCCTTTTGGGACGGTTTTCGCTCGGAGACTACGTAGGTACCATCTGAGTCCAAATAAACCCTCAGAGGGGCTACCAGGCACCCTAGCGGGTGCGCCCACCAGATGCCGTTGTCGCAGGTGGACCAAACTGTTCCAGAAGACATGTTTTTCTCCCGAATTACGGGAGCATTGCGAGCACTTTGTCTGCTTTTTCCGCAAGACGCAGTCTTGCCGCCTTGCTGTTTCTCAAGTTCCATGTGGACTCCAGAAGGTTGTTGCTGATCTCATCCGTGACCCGGGCTAAGACGGGGTCGTCGTTGACATTCAGGCCAGGCAGCAGGGCCACCAGCTCGCGAGCATTTCCTATCAGGGAGTCGCGGATGACGGCCTTGTCTGCGCTGACTCTAAGTTTGATCGTAGAGACCACGTCACGAACGCGTTCCCACGCATCCTTCATAGCTGCGTCCTGTCGCGCTTGTGTCTTTGCAGCCATGTCGTCCCGAATTCGAGCAGCCTCTATATCGGATATATCGACGCGAAAGTCGCTACCATCTGACACGGGCATGATGTCCATCTCCACAGCAAACTTGCTGCTCAACTCGCCGACCAGTGGATAGTCGCTGGGCTGGTACATCGTGCCCAGGCGCATGCGCGCGTCTTGCACAAGCTGTGGGTATTTGGCAATGAGCGTACGCACACGGCTCTCGTACTCGCTGCGCATGTCGTCGATCTTGTTGCGGTAGTCGAGGAACAACTTCGCAGGCAGTAGCCGACCGCCGTTGTCCATCCAGGGCAATGTCATGTGGTAATGGGCAGAGCGAATCTGCCCAGCCCAGTTCGTCAGTGGGTCTAGGTGGACCTTGTCAATCAAGAGCTTGTTGTATCGGCCTGCATCTTTGGCGTTGTGAGACGCCTCAACTTCGGCCGATACTTTCTTGTCTTGTTTGCGGGCGGTCCAACAGGAAACATTGAGCGTGACGATCATCGCTCGTTTAGATAGGATGCTCACAATACGACGCTTCGGTTGGCACGGGCCCATTCGATGAATGCGCCAGTGGTAATCAGCTCGTCGCAGTCTTCGCGCTTGGCCAGAGAGGACATGAATTTGACTTCGAAATCCTTCTCCAGACGAGCGGTGTACTGCATCAAGCGATCGAGGTTGTCAGGCGTAGCCTTCGATTCCAACATGGCCACTACGGCATACTTCGTCGACGGCGACTCAGGCACTTTGGCCTTGGCTGGGTCCAGCAGAATCTTGTCGATGCTGGGGATATTCTTGGCCTCCTTACAGAAGCCCAGGTATTCAGTGGCAACGCCTTTACCGACAGTGCCTTCTAGCAGCTCCATTTCGATCTCAATGGGGAGCTTGCTGCCAATGATCTGGTCAGCAAACGCCCATGAGCGTGGCGATGGAAACGCCTTCATGCCTGCTTCCAGCTTGTCGGTGGTCAGATTCTTTTCACGGTAGCGGATATAGCCACGTGTCAAGTCGCTGATGCCGTTGGTCAGCGCCCAGTCCAACCAGTCATCAACATCAGCTTCGAACTCGATGTGGACGAACCTGTTGGCCAGGGCAGCTGGCATGGCATGGACAACAGAGCGGTCTGTCGACCGGTTGCCAGCGGCCATGATCGCCCAATCCTTCGGCAGCTCGTAGTCACCGAGCTTGCGATTCAGGATGAGCTGGTACGCAGCTGCCTGCACGGATGCGGGCGCTGAGTTCATCTCATCCAGGAACAGGATGCCCTTGCCGGAGCGGGGCAAGAAGTCTGGCGGAAGCCATGACATCACCTTGCCATTGGGTTGAGGGAAACCTTTTAGGTCTACTGGGTCGAGAAGAGAAAGGCGGATGTCGATGAGTTTGATGTTCATCGACTGGGCCACCTGGGCCACAGTGTCGGACTTACCAACACCAGGTGCGCCCCAGATGAATGCTGGGCGCTTACGCTCAGCGAGGAAACGAATAGCTTGTCTTGCGTGAGAAGGTTTCATGGCTTTTAGCTCCACCTGATTTAATGCGTAGCGGCTGCGCTTTCAGTCTCGATGTCATCCATTGCTTTCATGACGACTTCGTTAGACATCTTGCTTATCACGCGGAGAGTTTTGAAGAACGCCTCGGCCAGGATTTTGTACGTGGCGAATACCTCTCCGAGTTTTTCAGGATCAGCGTCTGCTGCTTCAGCCAGGGTCTGGCCGGTTGCGTCAATGCGTGCGACGAGCAGCGTGAGAAATTCTTCAGTTGCCATTTTGAACTTTCAAGAACATGCGTAAGCGTTCTACGCGGGTGGTGTTGTACGCAATCATGCTGGCTGCGTACTCTTGCTGGGTATGAGCCAGAAGGAGCTGACGTTCAGCTTCCTTCAGCTCCTGTACCGCCAGCTCATGTGCTGACGGCGGGGTGAACAGTTTTTTCAAGTTCATACTTTCTCCTTTGTAAAGTGCATTTTTGCGTACGCGGCGAACTGTGCTTGGTCTACCCAAGTCACGGTCAGCCCGTTAACTGTCTTCTTGTTGACCCACACCGCCTTCGTGTGAATGCGGTGATGTTTCAGAAGAGATGTGAACTTGTTCGGCGAGTCAGGCATATTGCCTGTCACGTAGTGCAGAACTGTTCGCAGCTCGTCGCGGCTGATGTTGCATTTCCCATCAGGCTGTGTGCGCAACATGAAGTCTTTGAGCGCCTTGATGTACTCTTCAACGCGATTGAGCATGAGTGCGTTGCGCGTGTAAGAGTCTGTCGTGGGCAGCTGGTCGATGAAGAAGGCAAACCTGCCTTCAAGCAGAGCTGACGCAGCGGTGTCGATTGAGCTTTCGCTGATCGAGATCATCGTTTCGCGGTCTTCACTGTGCATGACCTGACCAACAGCGTTGAGGTCTACAACGTAGTTCATCAGGTAGTCGTGAAAGGATTGAAGTTCTTTCTCGATCTGTGCGAGCTCCTGTTCTGTCACGACCAGCCGTTTAGGCTGGTATTTGCCGACGTTGAAACGACGATCGTTTTTGTCGATCGAGACCGGATCAGGCATGTTCGACATGAACAACCAGTTTGTGTAGTTGCGCTGTTCAACTGCGTTGGCATGCATGGCGCGAATGGGCACGTATTCCTCGGTGATGAAGTTCTTCAACTTGGCCATCACGCCGCGCTCGTTGCCGAGCGCTTTGATCTGTACCTCGTCGACGAACACCATCAGTGACTCGGACATAAAGTGGTTGTACTTCTCACCCAGCTCTTCCATCCTGCGTGCTGCTGTGTGAGCAGCACCGAATATCGGGCG